CCCGCGAGATCATCGGAGACCACCGGAAGTTGTACGGGCTCGACAAGCCCACCGAGGTCGCCGTCTACTCACCCTCGCAGGCGGAGATCGAGGCGTGGGTCGCGGAGCACATCACCACGGACGCGGCGCTGGAGGAGGACGACATCTTCGACGTCGACTTCACCGAGGAGCCGCCCGCCATCGAGGCAGGTGCGTGATGCCGTTCCGACTGGACGAGCACCGGGCCAAGATCGCGTTCGTCACCTCCTCGCGTACCCCGTCGCTGATCTACAAGGCGTGCGTGAAGCGCGGTCTCCCATCGAACACCGCCTACCTCCAGCGCGCCGTGGCCGAGGCGCTAGCCCGGGACCTGGAGATCCCGCTGGAGGAACTGCTCGACGAACTGCCGCCCCTGCGCGGCTCGGCGGCTGTTCTGTTCGGCGAGAACCGCCGTATGGTCACGCCCATGGTGGGCCCTGGGAACACTGTTGAGAGTGTTCAGTGACTGAACAGGTGGGTACGATGATCACATGGCGAAGGTGCGGTGGACGCAGAAGTGCGCTGGCGGCTGTGGGCTCATGCTCACTGTCGGTGCTCGCGCGACCCACCTGCACCGTGGCTGGTGGTGTGACCGGTGCCTAGCCCGACACCGCCCACAGTGCAGGGTCCTGACCCCGAAGTCTGGCGTCGCTGGAAGCCCGAGGGCCAGGAGCGCGCTCTCGCTCTGATCAGGGAGCGGGAGCGCGTCCAGTGGCACCCCTTCTACTGCAAGAACCGGGCCTGCAACGGCCAGCCGCACCGCTGGCCCCGCGACAGCCGCGAGTGCCACTGGCGGTTCGGCCACGTCTGGGACGAGGACATCGACTTCAACGCCTGCAAGCACTGCGGCGTGGAGTCCGACCCGATCGACGAGTGGCAGTTCCCCCACTCCCGCCCAGACCAGCGGCCCCCGAACTGGAAGGACCCCAACTGGCTGCTGCTGCTGCTGCGCGGAGGCCGAGGCTCCGGCAAGACGCGCACCGGGTCGGAGATCACCAACAAGGTCACCGACATCACCCCGCGCATCATCCTCATCGCCGCCACCGGCCCCGACCTGCGCAACACGATGGTCGAGGGCGAGTCCGGCATCCTCGCGTCCTCCCCGCCGGGCAAGCGGCCCACCTGGGAGCCGTCCAAGAAGCGACTCACCTGGCCCAACGGCTGCATCGCCGAAGGGTTCTCCGCCGAGGAGCCCGACCGTCTGCGTGGTCCCCAGTCCGGATTCGTCTGGGCCGACGAGCCGTCCCACTACCCGCTCATCGACGAGGTGTGGGACATGATGCTGTTCGGCCTGCGGATCCAGGGCAAGAGGGGATACCCGCTCCACATCGCCGCCACCTCCACCCCGAAGCCGAACCCGTGGACGAAGGCCCGGATCGCTGAGGGTGACACCGTCGACCGCGTCGTCTCCTCGTACGCCAACATCCACAACCTGGCCGACGTGTTCAAGAACAAGGTCATCGCCAGGTACGAGGGCACCCGCATCGGCCAGCAGGAACTGGAGGGCACGATTCTCGAGGATGTCGAGGGTGCTCTGTGGACCTACGGGATGCTCAACTACGTCGAGGAAGCCCCCGAACTCCAGCGCATCGTCGTCGCCGTCGACCCCGCCGGTACGGCCAACAAGAAGTCCGACGAGACCGGCATCATGGTGATCGGAGCCGGTCACAACAACCGGCTCTACGTCCTCGCGGACTACAGCGGGAAGTATTCGCCGGACGCCTGGGCCAAGAAGGTCTTCGAGGCCCACGAGCGGTTCAAGGCCGACGCCGTGGTGGCCGAGAAGAACTACGGTGGCGACCTCGTAGAGCGCAACCTCGACATCGAGGCTAAGGAGCGCGGCACCATCTACCGCTACATCGGCGTCCAGTCCCGGCGCGGCAAGGACATCCGGGCTGAACCGATCGTCGCGCTCTACGAGAAGCGCCTGGTCTTCCACGTCGGGGAGCGCGGGGACCTGGGGACCTTCGAGGAGGAGATGACCTCCTGGGTGCCCAACGAGAGCCCGTCCCCGAACCGCGTGGACGCGATGGTCCACGGCATGACTCATCTCGCGAAGGGCGTGCAGCCGGTCGCCGTGTCCGACCCGCGCAAGGTTCTCGCGGGTAAGCGAGCCCCAACCAACCGTCACCTCCGAGCCGTCTGAGGAGCAACCATGCCGCCGTTCATGTCGTCCCACTCCGTGTTCGAGTGGGTCGCCGCCTTCATCCTCGCGGTCGTCGCCAGTGCGCGACTGACCCGCCTCGTCGTGTGGGACAAGTACCCGCCCACAGCGTGGCTCCGCATCAAGTGGGACACGATCACCGACGATGGGGAGTGGTCCGTACTGGCACACTGCGGGTACTGCTTCGGCCTCTGGGCGGCGTTGTTCGTCGTAGGCTGGGGCTGGCTGAGTGATCTGCACTGGTCGTGGTGGCTGTTCTGTGGGTGGCTCACGGTGGGTTACTTCGCAGCGATGACGATGGCGTACGACGGAGACGACGAGGAGTAGCAGATGGCGGGTCGGACACGGAAGGAGACGGCGGTCGTCGTCCCCTCGGCGGCACTCGTCGCCTCAGCCGTCAGGTACTCCGGCGGCAAGCCGCCCCGCATCTACCAGGGGGCGAAGGACTGGCAGAAGGATGCCTACCGCCACTACGCCATCTGCGGCGAGGCTCGGTACGCGGCCAACTACTTCGGGAACATGCTGTCCAAGGCGACCCTCTACGCCGCCGAGGTCGACTCCAAGGGCCGCGAGGTCCCCGTGAAGTCCGGGTCGCAGGCCGCGACGGTCCTCGACTCCCTGTTCAACGGTCGCGAGTCCCAGGCGTCGATGCTGAAGGCGTTCGGCATCCACCTCACCATCGCAGGAGAGTGCTACCTGATCGGCCGGACACTGTCCGACCAGGAGATCGAGGACATGGCACCCGGCACCGACGTCGAGTCGGAGGTCTGGGAGGTTGCCTCGGTCGCAGAGGTGTCGGTCACCGGGGCGAAGTGGTCGGTCACCTACGCAGAGAACCGCAAGAAGATCGACCTCGCCGAAGACGACGTGGTCATCCGGATCTGGAACCCGATGCCCGGCGCACGGATGGAGGCTGACTCCCCGTTCCGCTCGCTGCTGCCGATCCTCACCGAAGTGGAGTACCTCACCCGGCACATCTTCGCCCAGGTCTCCTCGCGTCTGACCGGCGCTGGCATCCTGTGGGTGCCCCAGGGCATGTCGTTCCCGCCGCCGCCCGAGCAGGTGGACGCGGACGGCAAGCCGATGGTGCTGGACAACGAGGCCGACCAGTTCATGGCGACCCTCGCGGAAGCCCTCCTGACCCCCATGAACGACCCTGGTTCACCCGCCGGGGTCGTTCCGGTCGTCGCCTCCGTCCCGGACGACATGGTCGACAAGGCCAAGTTGATGCACTTCTGGTCGAACCTCGACGAGAAGGCGCTGGAGATGCGCAACGACGCGATCCGCCGCTTCGCCCGAGGCATGGACCTGCCGCCCGAGAAGGTCCTGGGCATGTCGTCGAACTCCGGCTCAGGAGGGGGCACCAGCAACGGAGTCTCCCACTGGGGCGCGTGGCAGATCGACGAAGACGCCGTCACGCTCCACGCGGAGCCGACGCTGGAGATCATCTGCAACGCGCTGACGATCTACTACACCCGGCCCCTGACCAGCGGATCCGAGCGAGTCCGGCCCGATACCACCTCCCTGCGCCTGCGCCCCGACCGCAGCAAGGAGGCGATCATGCTGTGGGACCGGGGCGTCATCTCCAACGCGACGCTGCTGCGCGAGGTCGGGTTCGCGGACGGCGACGCGCTCGACGTCACGAGCGACGAGTTCCGTTTCCGCCTGCTGTTCAAGGTGGCCGGTGGGTCGAGCACGCCGGAACAGGTCCAGGCTGCCCTGAAGGAGTTGGGGGTGGACCTCACGATCCCCGAGGACCCGGCCAACCAGTCCCCGCCCAGGGAGGCGCGGCCCGCTCCGTCGCTGGAGGACAAGCCCACCCGGGACATCCCCGAGGCGGCTGCGCTGTTCTACGCCTGCGAGCCGCTGGTGTACCGGGCGCTGGAGCGCGCTGGCAACCGGCTCCGCGCCGCGTGCAAGGACGCATCCCCGGCGTGCGCGTCGTACGAGACGCACACGTTCATCGCCACCAAGGACGTCGACTACGTCCTGACCGACGCCTGGTCCACCGCTGGCCTCACGCTCTCCGGGGTGACCGAGAACCCGGACGGGGTCATCAAGGTCCTCGACGGCTACTGCAGGTCGCTGATCGAGCAGCAGGCGGCGCACACCCGCCACGGCCTGCAGACCTGGCTCGGACTGGTGCTGGAGAACGCATCGTGAAGTCCCTGGCCCTGTCGCTGGAGGAGTTCTCGGCCAAGCGCCGAGACGCCCAGGGCCGCATCGAGGACGCCCTGCGGCCCCTGGTCCGGCGCGCGCTCGACGCCGGGGTCAGCACCAAGGGCTGGGACGAACTGCTCGACGAGGTCGCTCACCAGTGGCGGCTCGTCTACCAGGAGGAGCACGGTCAACCCGGTGCCGGGATGCCCAGGGCGATGCGGCTCGAACTGCTCGACGCACTGAAGAAGACCGACCGCTCGAAGGCGAACGATACGACCGTCGACCGCATCGCGATCTGGCTCTCCACCGCCGTCCTGGCCCACGCCACCATGACCGCCTCCGACGACGACGCGGAGGAGTTGTT